ATAAAGAAGATTAGCAATATGTTCCGTTCGTCTAATGGTAGGACTGTCGTGGCCTAAAAAACCGTGGAGATAGAGGTTCGATTCCTCTACGGAACACTTTATACACCTTTAAAACTGCATGACTGAACACTTTTACGCACATTCAAGTCCAGCTTTATTTAAGTTAATACCATTTATGATATAACTTGCATGATAAACCGTCATTTTCGATCATGATTGATAAGGCCTATAATGCCGCCTTAATCAATCAAGAGGTGTATCGTGGTACTGTATGGGATAATTTGCGTAGTAATTGGTTTGACGGCTATAGCCAAAGATGAATTTAAGAGAGACTCCTAACGGGGTCTTTTTTTGTGGTAGAATGCTTTACCTTTACTGAGTCAAGAAAACTGATATTATGTTAGCGCCAATACAGCAGAAATGCGGGAGGCAAACATGAAGCAGTTACAGATTACCCAACGTATACTAGAATGCGAAGAGCATGGCTGGTATGACCTATTATCTAATATTGACAGCATTACTCAAAACATAATTGAATGCCCATCTGCGACCTTTCAGATTAAAGCGGCGTTAATCCTTTGGTGTGATTCGGTAGATATGAGAATAAACGCTTTACCGCCATACGAGGATGAAATTATATTGCATAATCCATCAATGAATATTAGCCAATCATTTGGAACAGAAATTTGAACGTTGGAAGGCCCACAAAATACGATGATAAATTCTGCAGCTTGATCTGCAAGGTTGTCGGTGAACAGGGAAAATCTGTTACTCAATTTGCAAGAGATATTAAGGTTAGCAAATCAACCGTTTATAAATGGGCTCAAGAATTTGATGAATTTTCGGACGCATTAGACCTTGCGCAAGATTGGTCCCAGGCTCACTGGGAAGATAAGCTTGAAGAAATGATGTATAGCAAAGAAGTAAACGTGCCTTTAGTTAAGCTATATTTTGCCAATAGGTTTAAATGGCATGATAGGCCTGAAGGGGAAAAAGAAGCTGCTCAGCCGATTACAATTAGCATTGTCAATCCGAATGAGTGAAGTTTACCCAACTATCCCGCAATTTAACTATATTACCACTAAGGCAAGATACCCTGCTTTAGTGGCTGGGTTTGGTTCGGGTAAGACCGAGGCTGCTATAAAGCGCGCTATATTTGGTAAGCTGGCTAATCCTGGAACAGATCGAGGATTTTACGCGCCGACTTATGATCTTATAAGAATGATTGCTTTTCCTAGATTTGAGGCAGCACTTGAAGAATTAGGGGTTTCTTATAGGCTATACAAGTCGCCACTTAATTACATTCAAATTGAAGGCTATGGCCGGATCTATTTCCGGTCCATGGATGCTCCGCATAGAATTATCGGCTATGAGCACGCAGACGCTGACGTAGACGAATTAGATACAATGAAAAAGGATGATGCTGCTTATGCCTGGAGGCAGATAGTTGCAAGGAATCGACAGACAAAGATTAATGGCGAATCAAACACTATCGGAGTTACTACTACTCCAGAGGGATTTAAGTTTGTATATGAAACCTGGAAGAAAGACCCAAAGGAAGGGTATGAGATAATACAAGCGCCTACCTCAAGCAATCCGCATCTGCCAAGTGATTATATCCAGTCGCTAAAGGATATTTATCCAGATAATTTGTTATCGGCATACTTAGAAGGCCAGTTTGTCAATCTGCAATCTGGCACCGTGTATAATGCTTATGATAGAATCAGATGTAGGTCTGATGAGAAAGTGCCACAGAACGAACTGTTATGCATTGGGATGGACTTTAACGTCACCAATATGTCAGCGGTAGTCTATATAGTTAAAGGCGCAGAATGGCACGCTGTAGACGAATTTAAGGGCATTTATGATACGCCCGCAATGATTAGAGTGATTAAGGATAAGTATCCAAATCATTCTATTAGAATATATCCAGACGCCAGTGGTCGCAGTAGGAAATCTGTAGACGCGTCTATTTCTGATATATCGTTGCTAGAAGATGCTGGGTTTCGTATATACGCAAATAAAACGAATCCTTTTGTAAAAGACCGGATAATGGCGACTAATAACGCATTTGAGAAAGGTCGATTATTTGTAAATGATGTTGCGTGCCCTGAATACGCTAGATGCCTTGAGCAATTAGCTTATGACGCAAACGGAACGCCAGACAAAAAGTCAAACCTTGATCACTTGCCAGATGCCGGAACCTATCCGATTGCTTTTGAACTGCCAGTAATAAAGCCGGTGGCTGATTTACGCGTACGCTTTGTGAGATAAATTATGCCTGTAGATAGTACTAATCCCCAATACGATAAAGCCATTACCAAATGGAAGATGGTCCGAGACTGTGACGAAGGCGCGGCAGCTATTAAGTCGCGCGCCAAAGGTGCTGAGGGTGCATTGGGCGGCCTTGCTGGAACCGCTTACTTGCCGCCACCTAACCCAACTGATGGATCAACGAATAATAAGCTTAGATATCGCGCATACGTAGAACGAGCCAATTTCGTAAACTTCACAGGCCATACTAAAGAGGGCATGCTCGGCATGGTGTTCCGCAAGCCTTGCACTATTGAGGTTGATCCTAGTATTGATTATTTGCTTGAGAATGCCAACGGTGATGGGCTGTCAGCTGATCAGATGATCAAAGACGCAGCCGGTGAGGCTTTGATGGTTGGCCGATATGGCCTGCTAGTAGATTACCCTGAATCACCTAAGGGCTTAACAGATGCCCAGGTGAGAGATCAGAACTTGCGCGCTAACATTATGCCGTACCCGGCTGAGTCTATTATTAATTGGCGAACTGAGGTTATTGGCGGCGTTAAAAAGCTATCTATGGTCGTGCTACAGGAGCCTGCATTAAAGCCGTCTGATGATGGATTTGAATACGAAGAATGCATGTATCACCGCGTATTGCTCTTGGTAGATGGCATTTATGTGCAGAACCTATACGACGAAAACAACGAGCTGATGTATCAATCATATGGCGCAGATGATAATGGTGATCAAATCATTGACCCTAATATATACCCGCGCAAGTTTGATGGATCATACTGGGATAATATTCCTTTCGTTTTTATTGGCTCAATCAATAACGATGAGACTGTGGATAAAGCTCCACTTTATGACATTGCAGAAGTTAATATATCGCATTACCGCAATTCTGCTGATTATGAGGAATCCAGCTTTTTAGTTGGTCAACCTACTCCAGCGCTTGCCGGGTTGACTCAATCTTGGGTTGATCAAAATATGTCTGGCGGTATTTCGTTTGGTTCAAGGTCCGCTATATTGTTACCTGAGGGCGGCAATGCTACTTTGCTCCAGGCTGGCGAAAACCAAATGCCATTAAAAGGCATGGAGATGAAAGAAGTGCAGATGGTTAAGATTGGCACTCGAATCATTCAAGATCAAACCGGCACTGAAACTGCTGAAGCTGCAAAGATTAGATTCTCTGGTCAAAACAGTAAGCTGGGATCAATTATAACTAACGTTGAATCCGCATTTAATAAATGCTTTATGTGGGCAATGGAGTTTATGGGCGGCACTGCTGAGCCTTCAATTTACGTCAACCGTGAATTTTACGATGCTAGTGTCGATCCGCAATTGCTTATGGCTCAAATTCAATTAATGGATCGCGGCGTGATTGCTCAATCTGACATACGACACTTAATGCGCAAAGCTAATCTTATTGATTCTGAGCGCACAGACGAGATGATTGACGATGAGGCCGATTCGGATAACATGCTGTTTGATGAAATGCCACAGGAAGCTTAATTATGCCTTTGCCTACGCCAAAAGAAAAAGAGCCATTGCGAGAGTTTATTAATCGTTGCATGGGCGATTCGGTGATGAATAAGGAATACAAAGAAAGGGATCAGCGCGCTGCAGTATGTCGGGCGCAATTTGATCGCAAGTATAAAAATGGCAAGTGATAACTATTTAATTGATGCTGCTACTAGGCACCAGGTTTTTTTGCAGCGATACGGCAACGGTCGATCTAAAGATGCAATAAAGCTGCTGAATAGATTGCGCAGAAGCCTCAATGCTCGCTTAAGCCAAGAGCCTGATGATTTTAACGCTCAAAAGTTGCAAGATTTATTGCGCGATATTGATTTGCTGAATAAAGAGGAATTTGAGAACGTAAAAGCTTTGGTTGAATTGGAAAGCATGAGGCTGATACCAAGCGAGGCAAGTTTCAACACTGTAATGCTAAACAATGTTTCAAGCGTTGACTTTATCTCACCAACAGAAGGTGTTTTGGTTGCTGCTGTTATGGCAACGCCAATGGCGGTTACTACTGGAGTAGGCTTTACTGTTGCTGATGCGCTGACAAGCTTTGGGGTTAAGAAGGGAGCGCAAATATTGCAGGCTATTGCTGATGGCGTTTCATTGGGTAGTGGCATGAGGGCTATAACAAAAGAGGTGGATGGTTTAGTACGCAACTTAATGAAACGTCAAGTGACCTCATTAATTAGCACAATTATAAATCATATTAGTTCAACCACTAGATCAGAGCTGTACAAGAAAAATAGCCGATTAGTAGATAAATATGAGTGGGTAGCAACGCTTGATGGCAGAACTACTTTTATTTGTATGAGCAGGGATGGCAAGCTTTATCGAGTTGGTTCCGGGCCTATGCCGCCAGCCCATTTTGGGTGTAGATCAACAACTATCCCAAAGGTTAAGAAAGAATTTGACCTGGGGCTTGATGTAGATACTAAAAGGCCTGCTGTTGGCGATAGTGGAGTTGAACAGGTATCGGCTAAAGTGACTTATGGCGGTTGGTTAAAGAAGCAAAACAAAGAATTTATAGATGAGGCTTTGGGCGTAGAGCGCTCGCGATTATTTCGATCTGGCAAGTTATCATTAGATAAGTTTGTCGATCCAACTGGCAGGGTTTACACTCTGTCTCAACTGGAGAGCATGAATCCCATCGTGTTCTCTGATCTTATAGGCGGTCAGTGATCGTCTGGTTTGTGACCAAAGGTGATAAAAATGAGTGAAGAAGAAACAGTAACGCAAGAAGCAACGCAGGAGCAAGCGCAAGAATCAACGGTAGATCTATCTCAATTAATGGCAGAGAATGCAGCTATGAAAGCCAAGATGGATGAGCTGCTGACTGAGGCTAAAAAAGCCAAAACAGCAAAGCGCGCAATCGAAGAAGAATCACAGGCAGAGCGTGAACGAATTGCAAAAGAAAAAGGCGACTATGAGCAACTGCATAAGTCATCCGAAGAAAGATACCAAGCAACTATTGCGGAATTGAATGATTTACGCGGTAATATTGCGAAAGAAAAGCAGGTCAATACTGCAATGAAAATTGCTGCAGAATTGGCAGACGGAACCAATGCCGAGCTGCTATCTGAGTTTATTGGGCGCAGATTGAAGTTTCACGAGGACGGTGTTAAAGTAACCGATAATTCTGGTAACTTGACCGTTTCTACATTTGACGACTTGAAAACAGAGTTTAAAAATGACGCTAGATATTCGGCGTTATTGAAGGGCAATCAATCATCAGGCGGCGGTGCTTCTGGTGGCTCAAATAGTGGCGGTGCCACAAAGGTAAGAAGTCGTGCCGAATTTGAGGCACTTAACCCCGCAAAAAGGATGGACTTTGTGAAATCCGGCGGAATTATAACTGATAATTGATAGGTAAATTAAAATGGCTGAGAATACTATTTCCTCAATCGTTCCCGATATCTACGAAGCACTTGACGTAGTATCACGCGAACTAACCGGGCTTATCCCCGCTGTAACTATGAACGCCAGCGCAGAGCGCGCCGGTATCAACCAAAACATTGTTGTAGATGTAGAGCCTGCTGGTAACGTTGCAGACATTACTCCTTCTATGACTATACCCGACCCTACTGGTCAAACCTCTGGTTCTAGCATCATCCAGATCACCAAGTCTCGCGCTGCTGAGTTTGGTTTCATTGGTGATGACCAGAAGAAGTTGAACACTGGACCAGGCTACATGGGTACTCGCGCAAACAAGATTGCACAGGCTATCCGCGCTGTTGCAAACGAAGTTGAACTTGACCTTGCTAACCTGCAAAGCACTTTCAGCCGCGCATACGGTACTGCTGGCTCAACTCCTTTCGGCACTGCTAACGATTACACCGATGCTTCAAACGTCCTCAAGATCCTCAAGGACAATGGTAGCCCAGTAAGCGAGAACCAACTGGTTCTGAACACTGCTGCTGGTGCAAACTTTATCGGTAAGCAATCTGCTGTAAATGCTGCTGGTACTGAGTCTATGCTTCGCCAGGGTGTTCTGCTTGATCTTGCTGGTATGCCTTTGCGTGAATCAGCTCAGATCCAAAATAGCGTTGCCGGTACTGCTGCCTCTGCTACTACTGACGATTCTGGTTATGCTGCTGGCGCGACTGTTATCACTCTGGCTTCTGCTGGTACTGGTACTATCGTTTCTGGCGACGTTATCAGCTTTGCAGGCGATTCAGAGAAGTATGTAGTAATTTCTGGTGATGCTGATGTATCTGGTGGCGGCACTATTACTTTGTCTGCTCCTGGTTTACGCAAGGCTATTGCTGCTTCTGCTACTGCTATTACTGTAGTTGCTGCTGCTGCTCGTAACATGGCGTTTAACCGCTCTGCCCTAGTCCTAGCTGCTCGCGCTCCTGCCCGTCCTGAAGAAGGTGATATGGCTGAAGATGTGATCTTGATCACTGATCCGCGCTCAGGTCTGACTATGGAATTTGCAATGTACAAAGGCTACAGAAAAGTACGTTACGAAGTTGGTTTGGCTTGGGGTGTTAAAAACATCAAGCCAGAGCACACTGCGCTACTGTTGGGTTAAGTCTGAAACTAGCCACCTCTTTCGGGGGGTGGCTTTTTAGGAGTTACAAAATGGAAACGGTAAAAGTAGTTAGAAAAGATAGTGCTTATGGTTACGCTGTAATCAATAAGTCTGATATGAACAGATTAGACGTTTTATGGTCTGATAAGCCGCAAGTTAAAGAAACAAAAGCCAAAGCCAAAAAGGGCAAATAATGGCAGCTCAAGGCATTAGACTATCGACTTCAGCAAAGGCCGATACTTCTCACGAATTAGTCACCCGATTAGATCGCTTACCTATTGATAATATTGAAAACGATATTGCTCGCGGTAAGGTTCCTAATGCTTATGGGTTTGCAGCTTTTGGCGAAAGGACGTTTGCAGGCAGTCAAGAAAACGCTGTAATTTGGTCGAATGGTAATTTTACTGGTCCTGCTATTGGCGGGGCACAGATGAGCATTGTAAGTACTAGCGCAAATGACTCTGCTGCTGGTACTGGAATTAGAACAATTGAGTTGCATTACCTTGACGTAAACTTGATTGAGCATGTTGTAACAATAACGCTTAACGGGCTAACTCCTGTTTTAACTGCCGCCACTGATATTTATTTTATTAATGAGATGCATGTTATGACTGTAGGCAGCAATTTAAAAGCTGCTGGTGATATCATAATTTCAAATAGCGGCATTACATACGCTGAGATATTGACGAATAAATTGTTAATGACATCATCGGCAAGAATGGTCCCAAAAGGAAAACGCGGGTTTATTGCTGGCGCTGTTGCTGGCAGTTCAAGTGCTAATGCCGATTCAAGGGTTACAATTAGACTTGTATCAAGCAGTTACAATGGAAATATATTTGTTAATCCTTTTTTGCTGTTGCCTTTAGGCAGTGTAGATTTACAGGATGGAAGTGTCACTTTTTCTTTCCCTGTACCGCCGTCATTTGGCGAAGGTATTGTTTTTGGCCTGACTGCATCGGTAGATAAATCTTGCAGGGTAGGCGGTTCGATTTACGGATGGTTTGAGGACGCATAATGGCGACTATTGTAGTAGAAACAGGAACAGGCTCAGAGACGTCTAATTCTTATGTTAGCGAAGCTGATCTTGCAACTTATGCAGCTGATCGCGGTGTAACTCTGACCGGGACTGCTGCTGTATTAATTATCCAGGCTATGGATTACCTAGAGTCAAAAACGTTTATTGGCACTAAGTCAGATATTGATCAAGCTTTGCAATGGCCTAGATATGGCGCTGAGATTGATAATTATTACGTGGACTCTGATGTTATTCCAAAGTTGCTGAAAGAAGCTGAAATGGAATTGTGCATTGCTATTGATGGTGGAGTTAATCCTCTAGCTAACCAAGGTCGTGAAACTATTCGCGAAAAGGTTGATGGCTTGGAGGTTGCATACAAAGCATCTTCGCGCCCTGACACCTATTTGACTGCAGCTGAAACAAAGCTAAAGAAATTAGTAATCAATACTATGAGGGTAACGCGTGTTTGATTATGCGACTTTGCAACAAACTGCCTCTAGGTTAATTGATAACTTTGGAGCTGTTGCGGTTATAACTCGCGCCAGTGGCTCTACGTTTAACCCTGCTACAGGTTCTTATTCTGGTGGTAGTACGACTACAATAAATGCAAAGTCTGTTAGAGCGCAATTTTCGCAGTCTGAGAAGGCGTCACAGGCAGTGCAAGAAAGTGATATTAAGCTTTTGGTTGAGGCCGGTAAAGGCATTCCGTTGATTGATGATAATGTTTTGTTTGATTCGACTGATTATAAGGTAATTGCTGTTAAAGAAGTTTCCCCGTCTGGCGTGGATGTATATTATGAGCTTCAGCTTAGATCTTAAAGAGTTTGCCGAAAAGACCGAGCGCAATGTTGATGACGTTAAGCAAGCGGTAGCTTTAGACTTGTTTGGAAAAGTAATTAAAGCGACACCTGTCGGAAATCCGTCAATATGGAAAAGCAAGCCGCCAAAAGGTTATACCGGCGGTAGATTACGAGGTAACTGGCAAGCTTCCGTTAACACTCCTGCAACTGGCGTTTTAGATGCAAAAGATAAAAACGGAAATGCTACTATTGGTAAAATGACAGCGGTAATTGAAAGCCAGAAGGGCGATGGCGTTTTATGGTTATCAAATAATTTGCCTTATGCTTACCGCGTTGAATATGGCTGGTCTACTCAAGCTCCCTCAGGGATGGTGAGAACGACTATTGCGGCATTTGAATCGGCTATAGCAAGAGCCATACAGAAGGTTGAAAAGTGACTACAGTATTTAAAGATATTAGCGGCGCGCTTGATTCCAGGTTAAATACTTTGTCTGGTTCATCGCCAGTGGCCTGGGAGAATATTGCTTTCAAGCCCACAAAAACGGCTTTATATTTAAGGCCGACACATTTGCCCGCACCGACAGAGCAAGCAGCGCTGGGCAATAATGGTATTGATCAATATATTGGAATATACCAGATAGATATCTTTGCTCCTGCTGGTAAAGGGAAAGGCGCGGCAGAAACTAAAGCGGATGCAATTGCTGATCATTTTAAACGTGGAACTGATCTATTGTATAATGGAGTATATGTTCGGCTTGGTAATGTATCGCGCAATGCAGGACTTATCGACGAAGATAGATTCGTTATTTCAGTATCAATTAATTATATGGCTCACGTAGCCCCGAGGTAAAAATTATGACAATCGCAACCGGCTCCAGACACGATTTAGCCTATGTCGCCGAATCAACTTTCGGGACTACGCCAACTACTCCTGTATTCACTCCTGTACGCCACAACGGTACTACATTAGGTCTGTCAAAAGATGCTATCGAATCTGAGGAATTGCGCGAAGATCGCCAAGTAGCTCACTTTCGGCATGGCAACAAAAGCGTTGCAGGTGATATCAATTTTGAGATGTCTTATGGCTCTTATGATGATTTGCTTGAAGCTGCGCTTGCAGGTACTTGGGCGACTGATGTATTAAAAGCTGGCACTACTCGCAGAAGCTTTACTGTAGAGCGCCATCACGAAGATATTGGAAAGTACCTCAGGTCCACTGGCTGCAGTATGAATACTTTGTCTTTGTCCATTGCCCCTAACTCAATGGTTACTGGATCGTTTGGTATTGTTGGCAAGGGCTTTGCTGTTGCATCGACTGCCGTTACCGGTGCCACTTATAACGCTGAAACAACTACAGCTCCGTTTGATTCCTTTACCGGTTCAATCACTGAAGGCGGATCTGGCATTGCTGTTGTTACTGCTTTAGAGTTAAGCATTGATAACGGAATGGAGGCACTTTATGTAGTTGGCAGTGACGAAAGCCTTGAGCCATCCATTGGCAAGTCAATGGTGACTGGTTCAATTACTGCTTACTTTGAAGATTCCACTTTAATTGACAAGTTTATCGCTGAGACTGAATCGAGCATTCAGTTTGTGCTTACCGACCTTGCTGGAAATAGCTACACTGTAGATCTGCCAAAAGTGAAATATAATTCTGGCAATCCTGAGGTAGGCGGCCCTGGTGCAATTACAATATCACTTGATTTCGTGGCATTGTACGATAGCGGCGAAGCTACTCAAATTAAAGTTACTCGGGCAGATGCCTAAAGCTACAAGGGGCTTAACGGCCCCTTTTTTATCATAGGGGATGATAATGGATATAAAAGAGCTATACACTGTTAAAGCGCATGAGGAAGGGGCTGAAATACGCATTGTAAGCCCATTAGACGGCAAAGAGACAGATTTCTATGTCTCGGTACGGGGTATTGATTCAAAGCAGTACAGAAACGCTGTAAAAGAGTTTCATCGAAAGATGTTAAACAAGGATGAAGATGCCGAGGTTTATTTGTTGGTAGCCATTACAAAAGGATGGCGCGGCCTTGAGGATGGAAAGCTAGAAGTAGAATTTAGTGAAGACAAGGCAAAAGATTTATATAGCAATTCGCCCGCTATTGCTGCTCAGATTGACCGGTTCGTGGTTGATCGCAAAAATTTTACGATGGGCTAACTGAAGATATTGTAGATTATGCAAAGTGGCAGTTTTGGGCCGCTGGGTATGATGAAGGTTCAAAAGTTAGCCGTTTGCAGAATTTGCAGCAAGTTGAGAAAAGTTTAGGCAGAAAGCCCAAAGAGCTTGAAAATGTGCCAAAGCTAAAGCCTGAATTGCTATATTTGTGGTCTATGTTTGTATCTTTAAAGAATGCCAGTAAGGGTTCAATTGGATATGATGAGATACAAGCATACGGAAACATATATGGCGATTTGTCACCTTTTGAAGTGGACATAATACGCTGGCTAGATACCTTACATTATCAAGAGACAAACAAAAATGGCTGATGTCGCAGAATTAGGAATTAAGATCACTACTGATGGCGTAATGTCTGCCACTCAAGAGCTCGATAACCTAGAAAAACAAGGCAAGAAAACCGAAACGCAAACTAAAAACCTTGGTACTGCTGCAAAAAATAACGTCACCCCTTTCAAAATGATGAAGGGAGGCGCGACTCAAGTATCGTATCAGCTTCAGGATGTCGCGGTTCAAGCGCAAATGGGAACAAGCGCATTTACTATTCTTGCACAACAGGGACCACAGCTTGCATCGGTGTTCGGCCCTGGTGGCGCGGTAGCTGGTGCTGTCATTGCATTTGGTGCGATATTAGCTGGAGCTTTATATAATAGCTTGACCGGCACTGGCGAAGCCATGAAAGCTTTGCAAGAAGACATGAAGGATCTTGAGAGCAATTTCGATAATCTGGGTGAAGCTGCAAAGACTTACGTTAGATCACTTGTTACGGCTAGAGTTGCAGAATATGACAAAGCACTTGCTGAGTTAAACGAGGAAAAGCGCTCTGGCATAAAAGTAACTTATGATGGTTTTTTGGCTCAAGCAAAGGAAACAGAAAGCCAGGAAGATTTTGCCGAAAGAATGCAAATAAACGCGACAGAGATTGAGCGTCTTACCTTTTTGCGCGAAGAAGCTATCAAAAGCATTGATGCCACTACCGATGCCACTGAATCATTAATTAACAAACTGAAAGAAGAAGCAGAAACGCTTGGCATGACTAAGCGTGAAATTGCATTGTATAAGGTTGGAACTGATGAATCCCAGGCTGCTAATAGAGCTGCCATTAATACCTTATACGACAAAATAGAAGCTCACGAGGCAGAGCAGCAGGCCATTAAAGACACTGCTAACTTAAATAAAGAAATGGTTGCCAATGAAGAACGGTTACAGTCTTTATTTCTTAGGCTTAATGAGCAAAAAGCTAAAGCAGATGAAACGGCTAAACAAAACGATATAAAGCGCGAAGAAGATTTGTTTGGAGCTATCGCAAAAATTAATGATAGAAAGATTGCCGAAGAACAACGCGTTCAAGATGCAAAAGATCAGATACAAAATTATGCCTTGGCTAGTGCTAGTAATATGGTTGGCCAATTAGGAGCGATAGCAGAAGAGGGCAGTAATGCACAGAAAGCATTGTTTGCCATCCAAAAAGCCATTGCGATTGCTCAGATTATTGTATCAACGGAACAAGCCGCTGCATTGGCGTCTGCTTATGTTGCCGGTGCTGGACCGTTAGCTTGGCTTGCCTCAGTTCAAGGCATTAGAGCAATGGGCTATGCTTCTGCTGGCATTGTAGCTGGAACGGCTATTGCTGGCGGTAGGGCATTAGGCGGCCAGGTTAGAGGCGGCGAATCTTATCTTGTGGGTGAACGTGGACCTGAGCTGCTGACGATGGGAACATCGGGAAGAATTGCTACTAACGAAAACTTAAAGCGTGCCGTTGGTGGTGAAAGTGTATCTGGCGATAGAAACATTAATGTAAGCTTTAATATTCAGGCAAATGATACCAAAGGTTTTGATCAGCTGTTAAATTCTAGGCGTGGTCAGATTGTTTCAATGATTAATCAAGCCGTAAATGATCGCGGAAGGGCTTCAATAGCATGAGTGGAACATACCCCAGCACCCCGATTTTCCAGTCAATTGGATTTCGTAGTCAGCATTATAATTTATCAAGCGAAAGCGTATCTGGGCGGACTCAGGTTCGCAATATTGGCGGTCAAAGGTTTGAATTTGCAGCGTCATATTCCAGCTTGAAACGGTCTGAGTTTGCGCCGGTCCATGCCTTTATTATGTCGCAGCGCGGTATGGCTGAAACATTTAGTATTGTATTGCCAGAAATTAGCTCAAAGACTGGCAACGCAACTGGCGCTGTATTGACTTCAGCTGTCGAGGCTATTGGTCAGACAGTAATATCAATTGATGGCTTGACCGGCACCCTTAAAGCAGGGGATATGATTAAATTTGACAATCACAGTAAGGTTTACATGATTATCGCTGATCTTACTGGTCCAGGTGATTTGAGCATTCAACCGGCATTGCGAGTAGCCGTCCCTAATAATACCGCTTTGGTTTATGATTCCGTACCTTTTACCGTACGTTTAAATAATGACGTTCAGGAATATGCACTTGGTTCAGCTTCTCTGGTAGACTACGAAGTAGATTTCATTGAGGCGGTATAATGACCAGAGCAATAGACGCGGCAACCATTGCAGAGCTTGCAAAGGATGATTTCAACCTTGCGACATTAATCAAGTTAGATTTTGATACCCCTTTATATATTACCGATTGGGATAGATCTTTATCGGTATTGTCTGCTACTTGGGTTAGTAGTCCGCATTTTATTAGCGCTGGCGATGTTACCGAAACCTCTGATCTTAGGGTTAATTCTGTAGATCTGACTTTATCTGGCGTTGAGCAATCTTATATCAGTATATTCCTTTCGCAAGATTATATGGACAAGCCTATTCAGTTTTATAGGGCCGTATTAGATGATACTGATTCTATAATTGGTGCGCCGATTCTTGTATTTGATGGCCTTATGACTGGCTACTCAATAGATGACACTGAGCAAACAAGCGAAATAACTATCAATTGTGCATCTCACTGGAAAGACTTCGAGAAAGAAAATGGCCGAAAGACCAATGACAACTCGCAAAAAATACACTTTCCAAACGATGACGGCTTTGAATTTGCCGCCAAAACAATTAAAGATTTGAAATGGGGACGTAAATAATGGGCATTGGTTTATTTATTGCTTTATTTGTTGCAACTACTGCAGCTTCATATGTAATGCAACGGCAGGCAATGAAAAAAGCCCAGAAAGCCGCTGATGCAATGGCCGGCGTTCTTGTTAACAAAGAATCTAACATTGAGCCTATTCCGGTTATATATGGCGAGCGTAGAGTTGGTGGAGTTCGGGTTTTTGTATCAACTAAAAACGCTCCTGGTGGAGATCCAAACGAGTTTTTATATATTGCCTTAGCAATGGCTGAGGGAGAGGTCGAATCAATATATGATTTGTATATTGACGACGTGCCGATTACAGACTCAAAGTATTCGGGTTTATATACTTACAACGTGCATACCGGTGCGGATGATCAAGTTTATGATCCATTGCTAACCGAGGCAAATGCGGGTTGGACGTCTGATCACAAATTGAGCGGAGTTGCATATATTGCTATTCGCTTAAAATGGAATAGTAATGTATTTAGCGGCGTGCCAGACATTACGGCAGTAGTTAAAGGGCGCAAGGTTTACGATCCTCGTAGTGCCAATACTGTTTACAGCAATAATCCAGCGCTATGTATCAGAGATTACTTGACCAACAACAGGTATGGTAAAGGGGTTCCTTTATCTGCTATAGATGACACAGCGTTTAGCAATGCCGCCAATGATTGTGATGAATCAGTCACTTTTTACCCTGATGGCGAAAACGGCAAAATATTTGAATGCAACACAGTATTGCAAACAGACGAAACGCTATTTTCTAATATAGAAAAGATGCTAATGGGTTGCCGTGGTTTCTTACCTTATAACCAAGGTTTCTACAGCTTAATCATTGATAAAAGCCGATCAAGTGTTTTTGCCTTTGATCATGAAACCATTGTTGGCGGTATATCCATTCAGGGAGAAACCAAGGAAAACAAATTTAATCGCGTACTTGTAAAGTTTGCTAATCCAGTAGTTGATTATCAACCTGATCAAGCTGTATGGCCTGAGCCTGGATCAACTGAAGAATCTAATTTTCTTGCGGAAGACAATGGCACTTTATTGGTTGAAGAGATAGCGCTTGAAACAATTACCAATTATTACGCTGCTAGGGATTTGGCTAGGGTTATACTCAAGCGTTCGAGAAATGCCCTTAGAACGTCATTTAAAGCCACTAGCGAGGCTTTGCAGCTATCAGTTGGTGACGTAGTAACAGTTACCCACGAAACGCCAGGATGGGACGACAAGCCGTTTCAAGTTGAAGCTATACTGTTGAACTATGATGGCACTTGTGACGTGTCATTACTTGAATACGACTCAACTATTTATACTTATGATTTGGCTGCAGAGCAAAAGGTATACCCTGATACTAACTTGCCAAATCCATTTAGTGTCGCACCACCAACAAACTTAGCTGTTGTTTCTACGACTGTAGTGGCAGATGACGGAACCTTGCTGCCATCGTTAAGGTTGAACTGGACTCGCAGCGCAGATTCTTTTGTTAGTCAGTATGAGGTGCAATACCAGCGCGGATCAGCAATCATTGATCTGGGCAGTATAGCTGATGAATATACAGAATCTGAGAATTATGGGCTGATAACTGCTGCCGCATCTGTTTTGCTAGATTATGGCTCCATTGATGAACCGGTTGAAACCGACGAGCCTGATTACAATTCGACTTTTGTTACTACTACGCAATACATTCTTAAAGGGATTACGCCGAGCGCAAATTATAATATTCGCATTCGGGCGGTTAATGATTTTGGCGTTAAGAGTAACTTTATTACTATTTCGGGACTTGCCGAAGGCGATACAGATGCCCCTGCTATTCCTGATTCAATCGTCGCAACTGGCAGCTTGAGAGAAATAACTATTAGCTGGGTTCCGCCAACTGATCCAGATTATAGCCACGTCGAAATATGGGAAAACTCTGTCAATAACTTTGCCACGTCAAGCAAAATTGCTATAGCGGGAGGTGATTATTTTAGCCGGACCGGATTGGGTTATGACGTATTAAGGTATTACTGGCTAAAAGCGGTTGACTACAGCGGGAATATATCTGAAGAATCTGCAGTATCTTCTGCCACTACTTTGTTTGTTGATACTGACTCGTTTAGTCAGGAAGTAAATAACTTATTTAGTGAGGCGGGTGCTTATGGTATTGAGCCTGTAGCAACTTTGCCAGCAGTGGGTGATTTTGACGGCCAAATAAAATACGAAACTACTTTAAATAAGCTTTATCGATGGGATGCTACCGCTGAGGAATGGACGGATGATATCTTTTCCATTGAAGCTGGAACGGTGGACGCTGCATCATTTGCATCTGGCATTGAGCCAATTAGCATTGTCGCTACTTTGCCTAACCCCAGCGGTTACACAGGGCCTAAGCTTGTATTCTTGACCACTGATAATAAGATTTATCGTTACACTGGCAGCGCTTGGACTTCTGAGATAGCTGCAGCGGATCTTGACGGGGCCTTAGCTTCTGCAAACTTTCCAGCCAATTTGCGACCAATTGAAATTGTCGCATTATTGCCGACTACTGGTAACTTTCAGGGACGCCAGGTATTCCTCACAACTGATAATAAAACGTATCGTTATACTGGAACTGTTTGGACCGCTAAGATTGCAACTGTTGACCTGGAAGGAACTGTATCTAGCCTGCAGATAGCCAATAATGCTGTAACCAATGCCAAGATAGCTGTTGATGCTATTCAAGGTGACGTCATAGCAGCTGGTGCGATTACCGCAGCCAAAATACTTGATGGAGCAATCGATGAGCTTAAATTGGCTAATGATGCTGTTACTAATGCCAAGATAGCAGCCGATGCAATTACTGCTGATGTCATTGCAGCTGGTGCGATTACAAGCGAAGCTATTACCGCTGGCGCTATAACCTCACTAAAACTTGCCGATGATGCTGTAACTACTGCGAAGATTGCCGTTGACGCTATTCAAGGTGATGTAATTGCCGCTAATGCAATAACCTCTGATAAGTTGCTTGATGGCGCTGTAAGCAATTTAAAGATTGCATCAAATGCAGTTACTACAGCAAAAATAGCCACTGACGCAATTACTGCAAGCGTAATAGCTGCAGGCGCAATCACTGAAACAAAGATTGCTAGTGATGCTGTAACTAACGCTAAAATAGCTATTGACGCTATTCAGGGAGATGTAATTGCAGCAGGTGCCATCACTGAAACCAAAATTGGTATTGATGCTGTAACGACAGCCAAGATAGCTAACGATGCTGTTACTGAAGACATTATTGCCGCCAGCGCGATAACTACAACTAAGATCGCGACTGATGCAATTACTACTGCAAAGATTGCCGCCAATGCCATTACCGCGTCTCAACTTGCAGCTGATTCTGTTACTGCAGATAGTATTGCCGCCAATACAATTACTGCGGCAGAAATTTCCGCTGGAGCGATCACAACTGCCACAATTGCAGCTGATGCTATTACGACCGCTAAAATAGCTGCTAATGCTATAACTGCTGACCAAATTGCTGCCGATGCGGTAACTGCTGATTCGATAGCCGCTAACACTATTACAGCATCCGAAATAGCCACTGGAGCCATTACTGCAGATGAAATAGCAGCTAATGCGATTACGTCTGCCAAGATAGCAGCCAATACAATTACGGCAGCAGAAATTGCAGCTAATGCCATTACTACCTCTGAGCTTGCTGCTGATGCTGTTACGGCAGATAACATTGCAGCCGGAGCGGTAGTTACTGAATCATTGGCAGCTGGATCGATTACAACTGCCAAAATTGCAGCCGGTGCGATTACAGCAGACGAGATAGCCGCAGCCGCAATTACAACTGGAAAGATAGCAGCGGGAGCTGTTACTGCTGATGAGATATCAGCCAACGCGATCACCTCTGGAAAGATAGCCGCAAACACTATTGTCGCTGCCGACATTGCCGCCGATGCTATTACTGCAACTGAATTATCCGCAGGCTCTGTCACTACGGCAAAGCTAGACGCTGCCGCCATAACATCAGAAAAGATAGCCGCTGGAGCTATTACGTCAGATACCATTGCCGCCAATGCTATTACTAGCGCCAAGATACAAGCGGGAGCCGTTGTTGCTGACACTATAGCTGCTGATGCTATAACTACTGCAAAGATCGCTGCTGGCGCCATTACAGCTGCTGAGATAGCGGCCAATACGATTACTGCCGATAACATTGCTGCGAATACTTTAACGGCTTCTGAGATAGCCGCTAGCGCGATTACTGCTGATGCCATTGCTGCTGATGCTATTACTGCTGATAAAATAGAAGCCGGATCTATTACCACCGCTAAGATTGCCGCTGATGCTATAACAGCTAACGAGATAGCGACTGGCGCGGTTACTGCTGATTCTATTAGCGCGGGATCAATTACTACTGCCGCCATTGCTGCTGATGCTATTACTGCTAGCTTGATCGCGGCTGATGCGGTAACTGCCGATAGTATTGCTGCTGACTCTATAACATCAACTAAGATTGCCGCTGATGCTGTTACCGCTGGCGCTATTCAAGCTGGCGCTATTGGCGCTGATGCCATTGCCGCTAATGCGATTACTGCTGTTGCTATTGCTGCTGACGCGATTACCACGGATAAGATTGCGGCTAACTCTATTACTGGTGGCTTAATTGCTGCTGCTGGGGTTATTACTGACACAGCGCAGATTAGCGATGCTGTAATTACTGCGGCTAATATTTCAAATCTTGCCGTTACGTCCGCAAAAATATCTAACCTTGCAGTCACTTCAGGCAAAATTGCAAGCCTTGCTGTTGATACTTTTCAGATTGCAGGAAATGCAGTAACCATACCAAGCGGATCAACAACAACAGCTCCTGCATATACTGAATGGGCAACCGGAGGCATTGAAAATATCAACGGAAGCAACTATAGGGTTCCAGTAATAAGTTCAGTTCCTCAATGGCGAGAAATATCTGCTATAACCTTTACGTCTGCTGGAGGAAATGTATTTTTAAGTTTTAGTGGAGAAATGGCGGCTGGAATACAAGAAGACGATCCAGAGGAGCCTAATGGCAGAACAAATATACAATTTCAAATTTTGAGAGATGCAACGGTAATACAGGAGGGTTTTGTTAAAGGCAATTATGTTACAACTTATATTGCAAGCTTAACCACACTTGCTTTGAATCAAATGATAGATAGTTTTGGAAATTCAATTAGCATATCCGCTTTAGACAATACTACTTCAGGCGCTCATACTTGGTCGTTAAGAGTTAGACCTATTGTCCAAGAAGCTAACTTTTCTGATTTAATTGCGGCAAATAGAAACTTCTCTGTATCAGCATTAGAGGTTAAAAAATGAAGCACTATATAGTTTATGATTCTAGCGGGTTAATACTTAGAACTGGAATATGCGCCGAGCAAGATTTTAAATTTCAAGCGAATGATGATGAGCTAGTCATAGAAGGCGTAGCCAACGACTCTACGCAAATGATTATTGATGGTGTTGTATGTGAAAAGCCGGAGCTTGAAGAGCTTACTAATGAAGAGCTTATTTTGATAATGCAGCCAGAAATCAGAGCAAGAAGAAACGAAAAGCTGATAAAGTCAGACTGGACGCAATTTTCAGATAGCCCATTATCCGACAGAAAGAAAGCAGAGTGGGCAACATACAGGCAAGCGTTAAGAGACATCCCGTATGTTTATGCTGACGCAATTTCAATAGATGATATAATTTGGCCAACTAAGCCGGAGTGATAAAATGACTACAGCAGTACAAAGACGCAGAGGCACGACCACTGAACACGCATCCTTTACAGGTTTGGAAGGTGAGATTTCGGTCAACACTACAAAAGAAACATTGGTAGTCCATGATGGCGCTACAGTTGGCGGCTTTGAGCTTGCAAGGGCTGACGGTTCTAACTTTGTTGCATCCACAGTTGACATAAATGGCGGCACTATTGATGGCACTACTATCGGCGCATCCTCAGCCTCTACTGGCGAGTTTACTACGCTGACTGCCTCTGGCGAAATCACAGCCAACGGCGGCATAGCCTTGGGCGACAATGACAAGGCTACGTTTGGTGCTGGTGATGACCTACAGATTTATCATAACGCCAATAATAGTTTTATAGAAGATGTGGGTACTGGTGACCTTTATATAAGAGCCGCTGATAGTTTACGCCTACAGTCTTATGGGAATAACGCCGATATGATTAGGGCTGATAGTGAAGGTGCTGTTAGTCTTTTTTACGATAAAGCTACTTACTCAGTAGCCAAACTAGCCACCACAGCCACAGGCATAGACGTTACTGGTAATGTAGAGTCAGACAGTGTAACTATTGGCGTGGGAGCTGTTGCAGGCACTGAAAAATTACGAGTAAACGGGACTATTTTAACGCTTGGAGGAACAAACTCCGTTCCTGCTATTGGTATAGGCGATGTAAATACAGGCATATACGCCCCGACTGCTGGAACTTTAGGGTGGACAGTAAACGGAACTCAGAAGTTGCTTTTGAACTCCACAGGCATAGACGTCACTGGCACAGCTACGATGGATGGTCTTGTTGTTGATGGTACGTTAGTAGCACCGCCTATTATGAGAATTAACAACACTGGCGGGTCATGGGTTGCTGGAGATGAAACAGGCCGTTTGCAGTTTTACACAACAGATGGAA